CACGCCATTCGGACTTGGAGGTGCAGCATGACAACAACCACAGAACGCCAACCCCTAACGCCACGTCAGCAGGACGTCCTCAACTGGATTTCCGGCTTCATCGACACGCACGGGTACAGCCCGACCGTCAGGGAGATTCAGCACGCCTATGGCTGGAAAACGCCAAACGCATCGAAGTGCCACTTGGAGCCGCTGCGGAAAAAGGGCTACGTCGTGTGGCAGGACGGGTGCTCGCGGACGCTGCGAGTGATCGGCGGTGACGCATGAGCCAACAGTGGCACTACCTTCCGGCACCGCTCGATGTCGTGCAGGCGCTCATGGACCGTGCGTGGGACGACGACGTGAGCGACGACGACCGGATTCTCATCGAGACGGCTGCACGGTCGCTAGAGGCGACGCTGGAGCGTTGCGTGAGGCTCGCCAGCGTGATTGAGAAGACGGAGGTGGGGCTGTGACGTTTGGCGAACTGTTCGCAGGGATTGGTGGCTTTTCGCTCGGTCTTGAGCGGGCCGGAATGACGTGCAAGTGGCAAGTGGAGATTGACCCGTATGCAAGAGCAGTCCTCAACAAGCACTGGCCCGACGTGCCCAAACACGACGACGTGCGAACCTTCCCGCCAACACACACACACACACAGGATTTCAGCGTCGATCTCATCTGCGGCGGCTTCCCCTGCCAAGACATCAGCGTCGCTGGCAAGGGGGCAGGACTCGCAGGCGAGAGGTCCGGTCTTTGGAACGATTTTGCTCGGATCATTCGCACAGTTCGGCCTCGATGGGTGGTCATCGAAAACGTCCCAGCTCTCACTGCTAGAGGGCTCGGAACCGTTCTCGGCGACTTGGCCGAAATCGGGTTTGATGCGGAATGGCATTGCATACCGGCTTCAGCCGTTGGTGCTCCGCACAGACGCGAACGGATCTGGATTGTGGGCAACGCCCGTTGCGAACCCATCGGCGGCAGCATCGCTGCCAGCGCTGTTGAACGAGGCCAAGCGGCTGCACCTGCGTCGCCAGTGTCCACTGGCGACGCAGGTTGCGGCAGAACATACGCACGGTTATCGAATGTGGCCGACTCCGACTGCGCACGGCTTCGACATTGCGGACGTTCCTGCACTGCTTGCGAGACGAGAGCGGTGCAAGGAAAAGAACAAGAACGGCAACGGCTTTGGGTTGACGCTCAACCAAGCCGTCAAGGTGGCGATGTACCCAACGCCAACCGTGCAGGACGCCAGCAACAACGGCGCCCCGAGCCAACACCAGCGGAACAGCTTGCCGCTGAACGCAGTGGCTGGTGGGAGTCTGAACCCGACGTGGGTCGAGTGGCTCATGGGATTCCCTCACGGGTGGACCGCCTTAGATGCCTCGGCAACGCCGTCGTCCCGCAAGTTGTCGAAGTCATCGGGCGGGCGATCCTTGCAGCGGAAGCGAGGATGACGTCATGAGCGACTTCGCATTCATTTTCATCGGTTCGGTTCTCCACGCCGTGACGTTCACGGCTGGCATTTTGGTTGGGACTTCTCTGCGAAAGGATGTGCGGAATGACAATGACGAAGGAACGAAAGACGAAGGCTGGTGGCATCAGCCTGTCAGCACCGGAACTCAAGGCGGCTCTCGCAGCCGTGGGCCAGGCGGTGCCGACAAGGTCGCCACGTCCCATCTACCAGAGCGTGCTCCTATCGGGCGGGGTTCTGTCTGGGAGTGACGGTGACGTGCGAATCGACGTCACGCTGGAAACCGCCCCCCCCGGCATCAATTTCCTGCTGCCAAAGGATCGCTTTTCCGCCATCCTTGGCAGTTTCACGGGCGATGAAATCACGATTACGCCTGACGAGTCGTCATGCGTCATCAAGGCTGGGCGTGGCGAGTGGACGCTGCCAACCGAGGACGCTGGCGAGTATCCCGCGTGGAGCGTTGACGGTGCGAAGCCTGTCACGCGGCTCCCGGTTGACCAGTTCTGCCGTGCCGTCAAAGGTGTCGTGTTCGCCGTGGACGACGAGTCGAGCCGCTACGCTCTCGGTGCGGTGCTCGTGGAAGTCAAAGGCGAGGTTGTCACGTTTGTTGCCACGGACGGTCGCCGGCTCTCGTGCGTGAACTGCGAGCACGACCTTGCGGTTGACGACTCGCAGACGCTCGTTCCGGCTCGTGCGATGGCAATCATCGCACGGCTCGCAGCTGGGTGCGGTGATGCCAGCGTTCAGCTGGAGGCAACCAAGAACGAGATCGTCGCCACAATTGGCAACGCTACCGTCACGGCTCGTCTACTTGACGGTCGATACCCTCGCTGGCGTGACACGCTGCCGGATCGCGACGCCAAGGCAACCACGGTCAGCCGTGCGGATCTGCTGGCAGCGACGCGGGCCGCAGCCATCGTGACCAGCGATGAGAGCAAAGGTGTGCAGTTCGTGTTCTCTGGCGACGGCATCTGGCTGCACGGCCAGAGCAGCGAGAAGGGCGAATCAAGCGTCACCTGCGACGTCGTGGAAGCCGGTGACAAGGCGACGGTCAAGCTGGACCCGTTGTTCGTCCAGCAATGGCTTGGCGGCATCGACAGCGAAGCCGAGCCAGAGGTTGAAGTCGAAGCCGTTGACGCACAGTCGGCGGTGATCTTGCGGTGCGGCGACAACACGGGCGTGATCATGCCACTGGCGGTGGATGCCTGATGGGAGTTTGGCGACTTGTCTACGACAAGAACGTGCTGAAGCGGCTCTGGGCGGCTGGCAATACTCATGTAGAGATTGCCGCCGCCTTGGGCTGCTCAGCCGGCTACGTCGAAAAGCTACGGAAACGTCACGGCCTGCCGCGACGTCCTCGGTGCCACCACGGACCACAGGAAGACGATCCGACGCCAGAGCAGATCAAAGAGCGTGCGGCTGAGTGCATAGCACGGCGAGAGCCGCCAGCAGTGCCAAAGACAGAGCGAGTCATCGCCCCGAAATACTCGTGGGATGGATTTCGCTTTACCGCTTTGAGTTGACACGCTCGCTAGTGTGATTCGCAGTGCCGCACGGAGCGGCTTTCACTAGTCGAAAGGACGGACGATATGCGAAGGATTTGCATGGTTGTGGCTCTGGCGTTCTGTGGCGTTGTGGCGAATGCGGACAACGTCGTGATCAACGCACGACGGGTGAACATCACATCTGCCCAGCAGGACGCCGAGATCATGGCACGCTCAGGCGTGCTGCGTCACTGCGGCACCGCTGGTGGCAGGCGTGAGGGCATCGGCTTCTCGTCGTCGTCGCCGGATGCGGCGCTGCGGAACTGCTGCTACTACGGGCGATACCGCATCGTGGAAAAGGCAGTCGCTCGTGGTCCGCGTGGCTGGTTCGCTGTGATTCGCTACGAATGAGCACGCACTGGATCACGGTTGAGTTTCTCGGCGGCCCACTGGACGGCGCTTTGCGGCCCGTCCAAGTGGGCGTCGCCATTTACTACCTCGCCAATGGTGCGGTCATTCATGCGTACGCGCTGGACGAGATACACGAGGGGAACCATGTGCGACAGGTGATGCGGCACTTCGAGATCATCCACTCGTCGTGGTTTGCTTGACGCTCCTGCGATGATCGGTGCATGAAGCCGATCACGTTCACAGTGCCGGGCGACCCAGTGCCACAGCCACGAGTGCGAGTCAGCACACGCGGCGGCTTCGCCAGAGCGTACGTGCCGTCGAAGCATCCAGTGCATGCGTACCGCGAAGGCGTATTGCGTGCGGCGATTGATGCAGGGCTGCTGCCAGTGAGCGAGCCAATCGAAGTGATCATTGACGCTGTGTTCGCACGTCCGAAATCGCACATGACAAAGCGTGGCGTGAAAGCGTCAGCACCAGCGTTGCCAAGAGCGGATGTAGACAACGTGGCGAAGGCGTGCCTCGACTCGCTGAAGGATTTGTTCGACGACACGAATGTGCGGCGACTGATCGTGGAAAAGTCGTGGGGCGATGAGGCGAGAACAACGGTGAGGGTGCAGTGAGTCGTGAGCTTGTCACATTTGGCGAAGATCAAAAGCAGGCGCTCGTCGCAGCGATGCTTGCATTTCTTGATAGGCCAGATGCCGCAGGACGTCTCATGACGGCAATGGGAGGTTTTCTGTTCGAGGATTGGCTAGCAGATCAAGCAGCCAAAGCCGGGTTTGACTTTGAAAATGTGTCACACAAGAAACTTCCGTATGACTTGGTCATTAATGGCTATCGAGTACAAGCGAAAAGCAGCGGGTCAACAAAGGGAACGGTTGATGTCCGGCCCGTGCGTCCCGTAGTTGGCTCTACATGCAGACGATATTCGCTAGAAGATTTTGATGTATTGGCTGTCCATCTTGCGTCCTTTGATGAGCGATACTTCATTCCTGTCAAAGAATTTCGCTGCCCTCAGTTTCAGGAGATGGTCTGCGGATGCTTCGTCAGAGATCGTCACGCAAAGTGGCGCGACGCATGGTCAGTCGTTGAGGGCAAGCGTGGCGAGTTTGCTAGCGAACAGATGCTTTTGTTCTGACAAGCCTAGAAAACAAGGGCAAAACGTGCGTGAAGTGCGAAAAAGCCTAGAAAACAAGGCATTCCCGCCCGCACGTCCAGCGATTTTTTTAGGTTCTCCCGGCGTTTTTCGCTTCTAGCCTCCACGGCGAGCTTGCCATGTTTTGCGTGTTTTTTAGCCACCGGGTGACGCTTGGTTCGCGCTGACCAAAAAGACCGACAGGACAAGGCGAAGGCTAGGTACGACGACATCAAGCGTCGGACGGGCGAACGCTCACGCCAAGTCGGTGCCGCCGGCCGTGACATCGGCAGCATTCCGCCGGTCAAGGACGTCAAACGCCGTGACGCCTGCCGTGATTCGTTTCGCCAGTTCTGCGAAGTCTACGGTTCTGAGTCGTTCCCTCTGGCGTGGTCTGCTGATCACCTGACGGCGATTGCCAAGATTGAGGCTGCGGTGCTGCGTGGCGAACTGTTCGCTTTCGCCATGCCTCGTGGTTCAGGCAAGAGCACGCTGTCGATCTGGGCCTGCCTGTGGGCGATGCTCTACGGTCATCGCTCGTTCGTGATGCTCGTGGGCAGTGACCAAGCGATTGCCTGCCAGATGCTCGACACGCTCAAGAGTCACCTAGAGCAGAACGACCTGCTGGCTGAAGACTTCCCGGCGGCGTGCTATCCGGTGCGTGCGTTGGAGGGCATCACCGCTCGGGTGCGTGGTCAGACGTGCGAAGGCGAGCCGACGCACATGGGATGGACCGCCGACAAGGTCACGTTGCCGTGGATCAAGGGTGCCGCCTCGGCTGGTGCGGCTGTGCGTGTCGCTGGCATCACTGGGCGAATCCGTGGCATCAGCCACACTCGCCCAGACGGGAAGACGATCCGCCCCAATCTGTGCTTGATAGACGACCCGCAGACTGACGAGAGCAGTGCAAGCCCGTCGCAGGTCGCCACCCGTGAACGCATCCTCTCGGGTGCCATCCTCGGTCTCGCCGGTCCCGGTGCGAAGATCGCCGGTTTGGCGACGATCACGGTGATTCGTCCCGACGACCTGGCTGACCGGCTGCTGGACCGGATGCGTCATCCGTCGTGGCAGGGCGAGCGTACGAAGCTGGTCTACGAGTGGCCGACGGCGGATGAACTGTGGGGGCAGTATTCCGAGATGCGTCGAGAGGGGCAGCGTAGCGGTGAAGGCACTGCGGCAGCTGACGCCTTCTATCGGGCGAATCAGGCGACGATGGACGCCGGGTCTCGCGTGGCGTGGCCGGAGCGGAAACATGACGACGAACTGACGGCGATCCAACACGCATGGAATCTACGCATCGACCGTGGTGAGTCGGCTTTCCAAGCGGAGTACCAAAACGCACCGCTCGCCGATGACATCTCGTCCGAGAAACTCGACAAGCGGGCGCTCGCCGCTCGGGCGTTGACGCTGTCTCGTGGGACTGTCCCACTTTCCCACCAGACGGTGACGGCGTTCATCGACGTGCAGGATCGGCTGCTCTACTGGCTGGTCGCATCGTGGGGCGATTCGTTTGGCGGTCACGTCGTCGCATACGGCACTTACCCTGACCAAGCCAGTACGTTCTTCGAGGCTAAGAACGCCAAAAAGACGTTGGCACTCTCTGCCAAGGGTGCCGGGTTCGAGGGTGCGTTATCCGCTGGCCTGGAGTCGCTGACGCAGATACTTCTCGGCAAGGATTGGATACGTGAGGACGACGTGCCAATGCGTGTGCGTCAGGTGCTCATAGACGCCAACTGGGGGCAGTCTACGGAGACGGTGCGGACGTTCTGCCGGCGGTCCACGTTTGCGGCGATGCTGCTGCCGTCTCACGGCAAGGGCATCGGTGCGTCTGGCGGCTCGCTCACTGAGAAGAAGGGGCGAGGCGAGAAGATAGGTCTGAACTGGGTGATGAGGCAGACGGCGACGAATCAACGATACGGCGTCTACGAGACGAACTTCTGGAAGACGTTCTCGGCGGCTCGGCTTCGTCTAGCGATGGGCGATCCAGAGGCTATCACGCTCCACGCTGGCGAGCATGACATGCTGGTGGAGCATCTGACCAGCGAGTACCCGGTGCGGACCGAGGCACGCGGGCGAGTCGTGGACGAGTGGAAGCTAGACAACCGGCGCGAGAATCACTGGTGGGACTGTCTTGTTGGGTCTGCTGTGGCGGCGTCGATTGCAGGCGTGCAACCAGTGGCGACCGAGGCGGGCGGACGCCAGCGGAAAAAGGTGACAATCCCGACGAATTCAAACGGGAAAAAGATCATTCAGGTAAAGCGTCTCAAATGAACCAGATCACGCTCACCACCATCGACGGTCTTGACCCCCGTGACATGCTCGCCATCCGCTCGCGGCTGACGAAGCAGGGCAGCGAGTTTCAGATTGAGGTTGCCCAGGTGCTTGAGGGTGACGCAAGCAGCTGCACGCCGGTCGCCGTCTGGCACGCTGATGGTGCGATGCTGGCTTGGGCGTGCTCGCACGTTTGGCGTGGCATGCAGACGCTTGAGCAGTACGTCGAGGAACGCTATCGGCAGACAGGCAAGGCGACGGCGTTGACTGCGTTCCTGCTTTCGTCGGGCGTCATCACTTCCGGCAAGCCGCTTGCAGTGTTCTCTCCGTACACGGCAGACATCGCCAGAAAGCTAGGCGTGGCTGACGTCGTGCTCTTTGAGCGGCGCGGCTCTGAGTGGGTCGAAGTCTAACGGCATACCCGGTCTGACTCATGCGGTGCTTCCCGTAGCGTTGCTCGCATGAGCGACGAACTACGCGCAAAGATTGCCGAGACGGCATCCGGTCCCAAGCGGGTCCGTACCGACGCAGGCGAAGTTGAGGCACAGGACGTCGCCTCAATGATTGAGGCTGACAAGTACCTGGCTGGCAAGAACGCAGCCACGGGCAGCGGCACGAACACGCGGCGTGGTCTGCGGTTCAATAAGCTCATTCCGCCAGGAACTATCTAGCGTGGGACTGCTAGGCAACCTGTTCTCTCGTGGCAACAGGCCGCAGCCGGCGGCGGTGCCCGTGCGTGTCCGTGCAAAGTTCGACGCTGCCGAGAGCCAAGACGACCGGCGGCACTGGGCAAACGCTGACGCCTTCGCTGCGGATGCGGCACTCTCGCCGATGAAGCGGCGCGAGATGCGGAACCGTGCTCGCTACGAGCGTGCCAATAACTCGTGGCTCGCTGGCATCTCGTCCACGCTCGCCAATGACTTGGTCGGCACAGGCCCGCGTCTTCAGTTGCAGTTTGGCGACGACGAAAGCGCACGTGCAATCGAAAAGCTGTTCTTCGACTGGGGCTGGCAGATCGACCTTCCGGCGAAGCTGCGGACGATGCGAGAGGCTTTGGTCGTGGACGGCGAAGCGTTCTCGCTGATGATTTCCAATCCTCGCCTGCCTGGCGTTCAGCTTGACCTGCGGCTTGTGGAAGCCGAGATGGTCGCCACGCCTACGGAACTGATGAGCGAGACGATCACGCCAGACGGCTCGACTGTTGACGGCATGGAGTTTGACTCCGTCGGCAACGTCGTTGCCTACCAAGTTCTCAACTTCCATCCCGGCAGCAATTTCCGCGTCAACACTTTGCAATTCCAGCGCGTGCCTGCTGCCCAGATGGTGCATTGGTTCCGGCCTATCCGGCCCGGTCAACACCGTGGGTATCCAGAGGTGGCACCGGCTCTGAGGTTGTTTGGTCAGCTTCGCCGCTACACCGAGGCGGTTGTGGCTGCGGCTGAGACTGCCGCCGACTTCGCGGGCTTCCTGCGGACGAACTCGCCTGCCGCCGAGATTGACGAGGTCGAAGCGTTCGCCGAGATGCCGATTGAGAAGCGCACGATGGTCACGCTGCCAGACGGCTGGACGTTCGAGCAGCTGAAGGCAGAGCAGCCTACGACGCAGTTCCCGTCGTTCGTGCGTCAGATTCTCGGCGAGCTGGGGCGCTGCATGAATCTGCCGTTCAACGTCTGTGCTCTCGACTCGTCGTCATACAACTATGCGAGCGGTCGCATGGACCACCAAATCTACGCGACGACTCAGCGGGTCATGCGTGACGATCTTGAGCGTGTGATGCTCGACCGTCTGCTTGCGGCTTGGGTCAACGAAGCCACGCTTGCGGGTGTGCTGCCGGAAGGCGTGCCGCCGTTCAGCGAGTGGGATTGGTCGTGGCAGTGGGATGGCAAAGAGCACGTTGACCCATCCAAGGAAGCAAACGCTGCCGAGACTCGGCTGCGGACGCACACGACCACGCTGGCGGCTGAGTACGCCAAGGCTGGCAAGCAGTGGGATGTCGAACTGCGTCAGCGTGCCGCCGAGGTGGCGATGATGAAGGAACTCAACCTATTCGTTGATTTCACGCCGGAAACGAATTACGGCGGGACGCTCGACGAGAACGGCGAACCAATGGGGGCGCGATGAACGCAATCAAGTTGGATTCTGGCGTCACGTTTCTGCAAGCCGCCGACGGCGATTCGGCACCGGCTGGCAAGAAGTTTCGCATCGTCGCCTACACGGGTGCTCCTATCCGTCAGGGCTGGAGCCGTGAGCCGGTCGTGATCGACATGGCTGGCATGCAGCTGCCGGCGACTGTGCCGGTTGTCGTCGGTCACGACTACGCACTTGGCTCCATCGTCGGGCAGGGTCGCCCGTTTATCGAAGCCGGGCAGATCATCGTTGAAGGCGAGATCCTGGCCGACAACGAGAACGCACGGCAGGTCGCCGCTCTTGGTGCCGCTGGCTACCAGTTCCAAGCGAGCGTAGGTGCCGATGTTCGCAGGCACCAGAAGATCGACGCCGAAGGCGTCACCACCGTCAACGGCACTGCCCATATCGGGCCAGTGCGAGTCGTCAAAGCCTCATCGCTGCGTGAGGTTTCGTTCGTCACCTTGGGCGCTGATGCAGCTACCAGCGTCGCCATTGCCGCCGAAGAGGTGGCAGAGGAGTCAGTCATGGCGGACCACGCCAGCGAGAAGCCTGCCGACGTCGTCGAGACGCCGGTGGAAGTCA